AAAGACTCGTAACCTACAGCCACGTTACCTTCACCAGTAGTAACTTCATCACCAGTTTTAGCACCTATAAGTGTATTTCTTATGCCTGTGGTTATTGATTGACCTGTCTCAAATCCTACGGCTACGTTGTAAGAATCCGTGGCAGTCGTAAAGTTTTGAACTTTTAAAGCATCTGTACCAATAGCAATAGATTTACTACCTAGCGTGTCTCCACTTAAAGCTCTTTGACCTACTGCAACATTTTTATCAGCATCTGTAAGTGCATCACCTGCTAAAGCACCAATTAAGGTGTTTGATATACCTGTGCTTATTGCTGCTCCTGCAAGTGCGCCTACCGCTGTATTGTAGACATCTGTAGCTGTAGTAAAGTTTTGTGCGTTTAATGCTGCATAACCTACAGCAGTGTTAAGTTTTCCTAGAGTATCTGTGGTTAAAGCAACCATTCCTATTGCTGTGTTACGTCTTCCTGTAGTTATGGCATCTCCTGCTTGTGCCCCAATAAAAGTATTTTGATCACCTGTGGTTACTGCTACACCTGCATCATATCCAACGGCAGTATTATTTCCTGCGGCTCCTGCATTTTGTACTTTTAAAGCACGATAACCTATAGCTACACTTTCGCCATTCCCATCTTCAGTAGACAAGGCTTGATAACCTACAGCCACATTCCCATCACCAGTCGTCAAAGCAGTACCAGCTTCGTCACCCACAACCACGTTGTAGTTACCGCCAGATGCTATTGAGTTACCTGCATTAGCACCTAGCTTAACGTTGTTTGTACCTGCTGTTGTAGTGGAGATGGAGTCAGATGCATCAAGAGTAATACTTGCAGCATCAATAGTTAATGTACCAGAGGACAGGTCAATTTCTGTGCCATCTATGGTGATGTTGTCTGCAACTAGTGATCCACCTGTAATTGCACCTGTAGTAGTAATAGTGCTAGAGCCTGTGTCTATTGTACCAAAGCCACTCGTAATGCTACCACTGTTTAGAG